GAGATGGGCATAAGTGATTCAACAGTAGATAGAAAGATTCAAGGCTCACTAAGAAAGATCATCGATCACTTAGGAGGGCCAACGCCTTGGGTCTAAAGATAGTTCTTGAGAGATACGAAGTTGTTCTCGCTGCTAACACAGCGATTGAACGCTATGTATCTACGATGAAGAACCAGCAGATGCGTGGACTACAGGACATGGATGCATGGCAGAGAATCCTTCTCGATGTTGATGGTTGCGGTGCTGAGATAGCAGTAGCTAAGTATCTCGGTGTCTACTGGGGTGGTGCCTTTGGTCAAGGTGGTGTAGATATTGAACCCAACATCGATGTTAAATATACAAAGCATGAGCAGGGTAGATTACTTGTGAGACCTGATGCTAAAGATGATGTGAAGTTCGTATTGGTTAGAGGTGGTATGCCTAACTACGAGCTGATTGGTTGGATCATGGGTGCAGAAGCAAAGAACCCGGAGTGGTTGGATAAACCTGACTGGCGTAGACCAGAGATCTATTGTGTACCAGAGGAGAGTCTAAGAAAATTCAGAGGGAGTTATAATAACTAATGGCTACATACGAATACAGTTGCAGTAAGTGTGGGATCAGCGTTGAGATCGAACGCAGAATGACAGAAGAAGAAGCTGCACCTAAATGTGATTGCGGTTTAATGATGTCTCGAGTATGGACAGCAACGCCTACAGTATTCAAGGCCGGTGGTTTCTACTCGGTAGATAATCCACGAGGATAAAACTAAAGCCCTCCCGAAGGAGGGCCTTAGCACCTAGAGTGGAGGATCAAGTCCACTACATTTATTGTATCACTATCTTCCGTATTCTTCTTTAAGAAACTTGCCGCAGTATGGCCATGGTTTATAGCCACGATCTGCATAGATATGGAGAGCTACCCAGAACTGTTCTCTTAGAGTGGCATCCTTCGCTGGGGTGCCGCTGTTACCACCATGTGCAACCCAAGTCCGAGGGTATTCAATTTGAAATGCCCCTTGGAATTGTTTGCGTGTGCCGCTGACGGCGTTGAGTCGACCATTGGATTCACACTTGGCAAGTTTTTGCCAAGCTAAAGGTAGGTCGGTGAGTTCAATATCCGACACGAATGCCGGCTCCGATTTGATTACCGGAGGGAGCATTACGATAACCGGCTCCCGAGGGGTTAGCGTTAAAGCTAACCCCATGGCAACCGCTCCGAGCATGAAGCGATGAAGCATCTATCCTCCTAACATGATCGCCGCCATGAAAGCTGCGATCGGGATCATGACTAGCAATGGTTGCCCCTCGCTAATCCCTATCGGTAAGGTGAAGAACATAAGAATAAATAAGATTAGGCCGATCAAGAGATCACCTCCGAGATCGCTCCGCATTCGGAGCATTCGGGTATCTTCTCCCCATTAGGCACCGGCTCCGGGTATTCCTTGCCGCATTCGCAGCGATAGGTATAAGGATAACAGCTCACGCAAGTATAGGCACCGCATCCGAAAGTCATTAGGCCACCTCATAGATAAGCTTCGATCCGATCTTATGGATCGCCTTACCCTTAGCTCGCAGCGATACAATTACCCCTCGAGGATCTAAGGCCCGGAGATCGTGAAGATCCCCATCGATAACCGGTATCCCATGCCATCGATCCGGCACCGGAGATCCCTTATCGATCGGCATTACGATAGCGACATTCGCTCCGGTTGATACCTTAGCTCCGATCTCTTCGATCGAATGGCCGGCGGCCGAAAAGGTTAATCGATAACCCGGCACCGGCTCGGGATCTCGATCCCATCGCTTCGAATAATCATAGACGGCGGCACCTCCGGCGATAGCTCGATCGATCAACCATGGCGAAGCGATCTCCCATGCTAGATCGGAGGCGACATTTAACCGGAGCCCCCATTTACCGAATGCTCGAGAGTATCGATCGACATCATGAGCTAATAAGATCGAGGCCGCTTCGGGTTGATCCATGAGCAGCGATACCCGGGCAGACCTTGCCCGGATCACACTCTCGAATGCTCCCCGGCCATGCGTGAGAACGCATAGATCCTTGCAATGCGTGAAGAATTTGCAAGTAGTTGCCGGCCCATTAGCTGCCGGCGTTAGGGTTAGCCCGGCGATACCGTAATAACCCGGCACCTCAAGGCTTAGCTTCTTATTACTATCCGATCGAATTAGATAGCTCGGCACTTTAAGGCCATAGGCCCCGAAGCTATCGGCCGCTAACCTCCGGGCCTTAGCGACATCGAGGCCGGAGATCGAGCCGGGATCCGGTAATGGATCCCTCTCTCTTATGTTGATTAGACTACGCATGGATGATCCTTATCTTCTAGGTTAGGTGAGACGATCTCACCATGGCAAGGCCCGGAGCTAATAACCCCGGGCCTCACTATGATTAGACCGATCAACCCACCTCCGGCCCGGCCCATGTAAGCCGGTAATCAACCGATGAAGCTGCGGAATTATCGAGATCGTTAATCTTCTCGATGGCCTTAGCTTCACTCTCGGCGGTTATGTAATACCTCTCGATCTTCTCGATCTCGAATTCCCTAGTCATTTAATCTTCCTCCGGATCGATGAAGCATTCGAGGTGATGGCCCTCGATTAGGGCAGACACCGGAGCTTGATCCTTACCTCGCCACTTAACCCCGGCCGGGAGATCGATTAGCCGGCCCCATTCACGAGATCGAGCTGCGTTAATGGCGGCAATACATGGATCCACCATCGAGAGAGGTACCGGCGGATAGTGATTACCGGTGAGATGGATCGAGAGAGATCTCTCGAGGGTAAGATCCGGGTTAGATGCTAGATCTGCGGCGAAATTACGGCCCATTTATTTAACCGCCTTAAGTAGATCCTTAAGCTCGGCCTTGATCGCTCGAGCTTGATCCCCTCGCCATGTCGTGAGGTTAGCTAATGCGTATCGAACAACACTCTCGGCCGAATCGAGACCGTAAGTATCGTTAATCGAATTTAAGCAGCTCATCGCCTCGACATAATCTCGAGCATAGATCGAGCTATTAGATCGATACCATGGTGAGCCCTTAATATCCCGGGCGATCTTCATTAATGATCGAGGCCCGGCCGGGATGGCCTTAGCTTGATCGCCTAGCGTGTCTCCGGTTTCGGCATCGATGACCATCAATAGCCCGGCATCGAGCATCGAGCGAACGAGATCCCCGGAGCCCCGGCGATCGGCTTCTTTCATGAATTGATCGGTGAAATTGCTCATTGAATTTGATCCTTAATCTAGGTTAAATCGATACCGGCGATCGGTATCCCCGGAAGCTCGAGCCGCTAAGCTCGAGCCCTCGAGGCTACTTATCGATAGCTAATCTTTAAGCTGCGTTAGATCTAACACCTTAAGCTTACCCTCCGGGAGCTTCTCTTCGGTAGTGATCCACCATTCGAGGCCCTTTAATCGGTTAGATAAATCGCCATTTAATAGATCTCTCTTCTCGGGATCATAATAAATCGCAACTAGTACCCGGCTCACGCTCATTTCTTCACCTCCCCCGGGAAATAGCAGCTAATCATGTCGCCGAAACAATAGTGATCTCCTACCCACCAGATCCGGCCGGATAGATACACGATCGCAGCGAATAACACGATCCCACCGATAAGCCCGGCCCATCGCCGGCGATAAACCGGTGAGCCTAGAATTCTGCGAGCTGCATTCATGACTTAACCTCCTCGATCTTCGAGATCGCATCGAGAAGAAATCTCGCAAGGCCTCGAGCAGCTCGAAGATCAAGCTCAAGCGTGATCGATGCGTGATCCGGATCGTTAGCATAACCTCGAGCCGCAATGATCGACACGCTCGAAGCCGGATCGTTAAACCATCCCGAGACATAATCCCGGGAGCCCACCGGAAGCGTGATCGCCTCGGCTACGGCTACCGTATCCCGGCGGCTCATGCTGCGGCCTCGATGGATCCTCGAGCTATCTTCGAAGCAGCGGCCCGAGCTGCGGCGGCGGTGGCGTAAGCTTGAAATTCTCCCACCGTTTCGATCTTACCGTTTCGGCATTCCCGGATCGTATAGAGCCGGGCGGATCGGTGATCGAATTGCTCGGAGGTAATGAAGAAGCGGCCCCCGATTACGATCTGCCCGATGCGAGATCTAAAAAATCGCTTAGAAGCTGCATCGAAGAAATGGCCGCCGGTTGATCGATGATCGGCTTCGATCTCCTCGATCGTAGAGTAATGAGCTAATGACATGAGCTTGATCCTTTCACTAGGTTAATGCGGTGCAAGTAAGCACCCGGAGAGCCTCGAGAGATTAGCTCGAGGCCTACCGGCTACCGGCTCGCAGCTTCTCGGTATTCCTCGGAGCCGTATCCGGTTAAATGATCGTAGATCTTACCGGATAGCTCCTCGAGAGCTTCGATCGACTTTCTATAGCTTGCGATGCTTTCTCGGGCCATGGTTGCGATGATCCCGATCTGCATCTCGCCATCGATAAGAGAGACTTTCTCAAGCTCGGAGATCTGAAGCTCGAGAGCCCGGGTTGCATGATCGAGAGCCCCATCGAGAGCTTCAAGCCGGCGGTTATCGATGATGATCTTCGAGGTGTCGAAATCGGAATTTGCGACATAAAGAGAGATTGACATTAGCTTGATCCTTTACTACTAGGCGGCCGGTTTGATGCGGCCGGGTTTGCCTCCGATGGTATCACGATAACAGCTTAAAAAGTCAAGCTTATTTTTAAATTATTTTTTATCGTGTCGATGATCCCCCGGCGAGCTTATCCCGGAGCATGGCCCCGGATCCTCGAAGCTTGATCGATGCAAGCTCGAAGAGCTGCGGCCCGGATCCCTCCCGGCAAGCTTGCAAGCTCTCCGGATCTGCCCCGGATCTTAGGCGATCTTATAGATCCGGATCTTAAAAATGGCCCTAGCTTCGGCCGGCCGGCTTGCTTCCATGTCTCCCCGACACGCCGAGAATCTTGGTTTACATAATGTTAGTTATCGGCTTATAGGGGTTCGACACGCAGGCAGGCTAAATTGACCCGAGTGCTTAATAGGGCTGGGGCCCCTGTATATATGTACCCAGAAAAATATTTTTGATAGGATCTCGAGCTGTAAAATAGGCTCTGAACAGGACTTTTACACACAATGGGTAGTATGTGATGTAAATCACAGGGCATAGTGTGGGATAAAACCTATTTATCCCGGCTTATATATAGTAGGAGGATAATTACTTGCTAAAGTAATTAGACGACTACACCGGCTCTAGGGAGCCGGAGCGAGCCCTAGCGAGCAAAGGCGACCTAGAAGCCCCTAGTAAATGCCCAGTAGTCTGTTCTTTTTCAGAACCGCTAAACCCAATGAAAAATCTTTGGCGACCACGCCAGCGAAGCTGGCGAGGAGAGATATGAGTAAACAAGAAGAGACAGCCAAGATCAAGGCAAAAGTAATCCGTCTGATTACAGAGGGTTGCACAGTCGAAGATGCCATGCGGCAGGTCGGCAGATCAGCAAAGCT